TATAGTTCAATACCAGTAGTTCCAGTAGAGCCAACAGTAACACTTTGAGTAGAAGCACTATTATTTATATATGTAGTTAATTCACCAGCAGCAATATAGTATTGAACAATATCTTGTCCTACTACAGAGTTATAATTTCCATCTCCCCAATGTCCTTCTATAGAATCTCCTATAAAACCAACAGCTTGATAAGCATTAGCAATAACATTAGTAACCTTCCAACACCATTTACCAGATGGAGGAATTAAAAATGTACTAGGAATTATTATCCAATCACCAGGATAACCAGTATTTACTGATAAAATTTTAGTATTGGCTTCATGAAAAGTCACAGCACTAGAATTGTAAACTCTATTATTCCATGTAGCAAAATTATTTGTAGGAGTATCTGTAACTTGATCAGCAGCAGCTAAATTATTTGAAGTCCAATCATTATTATTTCCAGATACATCATTACCAAGATCACTAGAGTCAGCAAAATCTAGGTAAAAACCATTGTCACCAAAAGTTAATCCACTAGGATCTTTTGGCCTCCATACTCCATAGCTATCATATTCTCCAAAATTTTCTGGACCATAAGCCTGACCATCACAAAAGACACATTGGGACATCAGCCCATCCCAATACATTATTCCAGTTACAAAACGACCTATATTGTGAACTGTTGAAGCCTTATTTATAGCAGGAGTAGTGTCTTTATTAGGATATGTTCTAGTTCCATTTTCAGTTTCTAAATGTCCATTTATAAAAAATTTGAATCTTTCTGTTGTAACTTCATTAGCAGAATCGTAGATTACAACGAAATGATACCATGCTGAAATATCTCGACATTCTCTTTTAGTTATTAGAGAAGCTGTCGATCCAGTAGTAACATGTTCAACATAAGGATTAAGTTTATTTTCATCTTGATCAACTTGAAAGTAAGCACCAGAAGCAGCCATACCCCATACACTTCTATTTCCTATATCTCCTCTTTTTATCCAACATGAATAAGTCCATTTCTTTTGATCTGTTGGAGTACCAAATGTTCTATTAAGATAGGCACTATCACCATCATTAAATCTACAGCTATAATCTACAGTAAAAGCTGCATCACCGCCTTGACCGCCAACTCCAGCTAAAAGATTATTACTAAAAACCATAATTCACCTTATGAATATGCTAATGTTGCTATCGCCTGAATACTCCCAGCAGCTCTTACAATATAATCTATCCTATCTACAGCAGATGCTGTGGTTGTTAAAGTAGGAGCCGTACCTGCTGGAAAATCCCAGTTAGATCCATAAGATAAAGTCCTAGAACCTGTGCCGTCTTGTGTAACAAAAATACTTCCTGTCTGCCCAGCAACTTGGTTAGTTGGATTGGCGAGAGTTCTGTTGCCTCCTAATGTAACGCTAAAGTTCTGAGCTGCAGAGAAATCAGGAGTTATTGTTGCACCATCAGTTAATGCTGTTATATCAGCAACAGCTGATTTAGCTATGTGTAGTTGAACGCTAGGATCTGTTTTACCTATTCCTAAAAACCCTGTTGATTCCAACCTCATTTTTTCTGCTGCTGCTGAACCACCTGCCATCAAATTAAAAGTAAGATCAAAAGCCTCAGAGCCACTGCCAACTCCTGTTGTTACTGCGTCTATAGTTGCTCCAGTTTCATTATTCCCAGCAGCAGTTTCAACAACATAAGCTAACCCAGCACCAATTCCAGCAGCAGGTGTTCCAGAGCTTGTTCTCTGTACAGTTAAACCATCAATAACTGTGTTGGTTCCTGAATCTTCTATTTTAGAAGTTATTCCACCTTCAGCAGAAAAAGCTCCTGTGCTAGTTAATCTTGCTTTCTCAGCTGCAGTAGCACCAGCAGCCATGTTTTTAAAAACAATATCAAAATCTTCTGAACCACTTCCTACATCAGTCGTCAATGATTCTATAACTGTACCAATTTCATTATTTCCTGCGGCAGTCTCAGTTGTAAACTGTATTCCTGCACCTATGCCAGCAGCAGGTGTGCCACTTGATGTTCTTTTAACATCAACAGTATTTAAAACAGTATTGGTTCCGCTGTCTTCTTTTGCTGATGTAACTCCTGCAGAAGCTGTAACTGCTCCTGTTAAAGTTGAAGTTCCAGTAACAGCGAGAGTTCCTCCTAATGTAGAGTTTCCAGTTACATCAAGAGTTGTAAAACTTGGATCAGTAAAAGCTCCAGCAATTGCAGCTCCTGAACCAGCTCCGTCTAAATAAATAATCGCTGATTTGCCATTTGCTAAAGTAAAATTTGCTCCGGAACCTTGAGTAAAAATAATACTGTAAGGACCACTAGATCCAGAATCAGTTGTGCTATTTATAACTATAAAAAAGGCTTTTGTAGTATTTGGACCAATTGTAACTGTGTTGTTGGCTCCCAATGCTCCTGTAAATTTAATTACACGATACATGCCATCTTGAACATTTGAAGATCCAGAGCTTGGCGATGCAGCTCTTACAGTTAAAGTATGAGTTGTTCCTGAAAGGGCAACAGATGTTGCAGCTGCAATTCTATCAAGAATATCAAAATTGTAATTTGTAGTTGTTCCCCAAGCTCCTGACTGATCGCCAGTAGCCATTTCTTCTATTCCAAAACTTGTTGTAAATGTAGATGCCATATCAATCGATCCTTATAATTGCACCAGTTCCAGCTGCTGGAAAAACTATTTTGAATGTTCCGCCAGCCACAGTAAAATCTCCCCCAAAAGCAAGAACAGCTATAGCTTTGTCTGCATTAGTATCATTATAAATTAAAGCTCCATTAGCAGTAAAACTCGCACTTGTCCATGATGGGTCATCTGCATCAAAATAAGCTGTTGTTCCGCTCGTTGCAACTGTTGTTGATGATAAAGCAACGCCACCAGCTGTATAGCCAGAGCCAGAGACCTCATTACTTGTTGAATAAGCTGTAGTTGAAGCTCCTAAACTCGCACTGCTAGTATAAAGAGCTATTTTTATCGTATCAGATGCAAGATCATGCTGTTCATCTAATATTTCTGCTTTAAAACTTGTGCACATTGCTTGACTAATTGCCATTATATTCCTCCGCTAAATTCAGAAGCCCAATCCCGAAGCATTTCTTGCTGCATAAGCTGAATTGCCTCATCAAACTGGGCTTTATACAAAGTTACAGTTTCAGGTGCTTTAAGAAAAGCACTCGCCTCATACAAACAACCACTTAAAAGAACATTTTCAGCGTTGTCTCCTAACCAAGTTGTTGTATTACCAGAAGACAGGCCAGTCGCAGGTGCCATAAAATCAACTTGATAAGAATAATTAGAGTTTGGATTCGGACCAAGTGTTATAGTAGTTCCTGAAGTGCCAGCTGTCTTTGTGCTATAAAATTTTGGTTCCGCTTGTGTTGATGGATTCGGAGAATAATCTCTTAAATATGAATCAGTCCTGTGGTCAAGAAATTTAACATTACTAGAAACTGTTATTGCAACTTGCCTAATTATTCTAGAATTTGCAACTGTATAATCTGCGGTGCCAGCTGTTAATGTCCCTGTTGCGCTTTGCCTAAAACAAGGCAAATTTGGCAACCTTTGGAAAATCATCTCTTCAGTTTGATCTATTATAGCATCAATAGAATCAGAAAATTCTGTGCTATCATCTTCTACGAAATTTTTAATTTGAGTTACTAAAGAGCTATAATTCATTTTATTGACCCCATTTGCCAGCTCCCCATTTGCCAGTTCCCCAAGTTGGGTTATCAAGGTCTATGCTCTCTGTTCCAATAGCACCTGTACCAGCTACGCCAGTTTCAGTAATGCTTAGTGTAAGATTCGTACCATCAGATTCGCCAAATGCACCTAATGCACCTGTACCAGCTACGCCAGTTTCAGTTATTGTAGACTCAAAAGCCACTGTTCCAATAGCACCTGTACCAGCCACACCAACTTCAGTTATACTTAATTCAACTGTTTCAATTCCAACTGATCCTTGGGTGTGAACTGAAGAGGCTTCAATTTCAACAGGCGTTTCTATTGTTACATAACCAACTGCTCCTCGTGCAGCAACTTCATTCGGTTTTTCATAAGTTGTCGAATCTAAAGAAGGCTGAGTAAACCCATCAGAATCTTCATTTGCTTTATTAAAATCGAACCAGTTGTAATAAACATAAATACTTACATTTTCAGGATCATTATCTGGTCTTGGTTTGATTGTTCTGGACATATATTATACCTCCTGTGTTTCTTTTATCGCCTCTAAATCAATCTCACAAGTATCATTGTTACAAAATTTTTCAACTTCTGCTTCATTACCTTTTACTTGTCTGAATGATAGAAATGATAATTCTTTAACCATTTTATCATA